AACATCCACGGGACAGGGATACCGCCGCCGCCACCCCAGCCCATGGCCTGCAAGAAGCCGGGCTGGTTATCTCCGCCGCGGCCGCCGATCAACCCGAGAAGGCCGCCCATGAAGTTGTGCGAAGGATCGTTCGGGTCGATGCCGCGCGACCTGAGATACCGCACTGCGCCAGCAACATCACCGCCGCCCACCTGGCTCATACGCAGGATCGGGTTCGGAGGCAAAGGACCTTTGCCGAACGAGCCTACGTCCCGACGGATCCGTTCCGCATACTGCGCGTCCTGCGCGAAGATCCTGTTCTGTAGCAGCAGGTTGGCCGGGTTATAAGGAACCATCTCCCGACCGGGAGGCACTCCGCCACCGGCAGGCGCTCCGCCTGCCGTGAAGATCCTGTTCGGACGTGTCACCTGCTGCCATGCCGACCCGTTCCAGATCAGGTCCTGTGACGTGGGGGGCAGGAACGTGCCCAGCGACGACCGGGCACGCCCGACACCCATCGGCATCCCCGAACCACCGTATTCTCCTCTGGCCCGCCCAACGAGATCGAGCGCTACTTTCGCCTCGACGGCTGCGTTGCGGATGTCATTGATTTGGTCGACTTCCTGCCTGGACGCAAGCGCGTTCTGCGCGACAGCCGATTGAGGAACGTACAAGTCGGACATCTTGGAACGGACATCGCTGACCGTGTCCATGGTGGACACGAGGGCGCTGTCGATGATCTTCAGGTTGCCTTTGACCTGAGCGACAGCCCGCTCGGGAAGCTCCATATCTCTCAGGTCGGTATTCAGCCCAGCCATGGCTCGCCGGGCGTCGTCGATTGCCTTCTCGGTTGCGGCAAGCTGCGTGTCGGCAGCCTTCATCCCTGCCATGAACCCGGCAACCTGTGCTTCCAGCTTCGCGGTGAGGACTGCTACCTCGATTTGAGCTTCGCCTCCCGTTCAGCCTGTTCGTACGCCCATTTCTCGTCGGCGGGACGCAACTCGTTCAGCTCGACCATCCACTCGGCCAGCTCCGACGATCCGATCCGTTGCAGCATCTCGGCCACTGTGCACCCAATCTTTTCCGCGATCAGGAAGTAGAGGCGCCGTTCTGGGTGCTGTCGAAGTTTCCCTCGGCCGCTCCGGCGTAGGCTCCGAGGGCGGACAGCTTCTCGATCTCATCGACGACGTCGGCGATCTTCGAGCCGCCGATCTTCATGACGCGGTCCATGTCGCCGGGCCGGAACATCGGCTTCCGGTCACCAGGAGGAGTGGAAGGGTCGACGACACCGGCCTGGATCAGCTGCCGCTGATACATCTTCGCGTCGATCTTCTTCTGGTCTGCGAGCAGGCCGACCGACTGCCAGCCGACGATCTCGGCTCGCGCTTCGCCGGTGATCTCGGACAGGACGAGCAGGCCGAGGCCGTCGATCTCGACCTCTTTCTCTTTGAGGACGCCGACGTTGTTCAGCCAGTCTTCGCGGGACGCGAACTTCTTCGTGGCCGGGGCCGTAACCTCGATCGTCGTCTCAGTTGGATTAGCGGGGCTCATAGCTCACTCCTTCATCGTTGAAATTAACTTGGATTTGTGCGGATCCGCAGCGCGCGTCCCCGACTCCTACAAACACTCCTGGCCCGAACTCCAGCCAGGCCAGCACCTGCTCTGTCGGCTCTACTGTGACGTCGACGACGGCCGACATGCCGATGATCTTCGTGGCTGTCTGTGTTGCTTCACCTCCTCCTAGCGTCGGTCTGTCCTGGGTGACGGCGTCTATGTCGAGCCTCCACCCTCCCTCGCCGATCAGGCTGACCGGATAGCACGTCCCGCTGGCCCTAACACTGGTGAGGCAGCGGTTGAACCCGACCCGGCCGGAGCGGTGTATCTCAACCGCCCTGACCGGGTCCTCGACGTCGAAGCTGAGAGTTTCCGGCAGCCAACACTGGAGCCCTTCCGGTGCCCGCCAATCCCAACCTGTCCCGCAATCCTGTAGCCATACGTCCTCGAACTGGTACGGCTCTCCGACGGCGTACACCTTGCCGCCCTTGCCTGTGAAGTAGCGCATGTTTACGGCTGGTGCTGCAGAGATCCCGTCCCGACGAAGGTGAAGTCGATCGTGATCAGACCGTCGACCGGGTCGCTGATCGCGAACTGGGTGATGTTCGCGGTGCCTTCGTAGAAGCCGCCCAGCTGCGCTGACACCTGCAGCTGCAACACAACCGAGCTGGACGTGAGCAGGGCGGTGGAGAGCAGGAACTGGCCTGTGGTGTCGTTGATCAGGTTCCAGTATCCGTTGATGGCGCCGTTCCAGCCGCGCAGGCCAGGAACGAAGTGGCGCCACGAGTCGCCGAGCACGGAGGCGTCGTAGTTGCCTGCGTCCACGGTCAGCGTCCACTGGTGGACGTCGGTGATCGGGGTCAGCGGCGTGCCTGGAATGTAGACGGTGCCGCCTTTACCCGCGAGAGCAGTCTCAGCCATACCTTTCCTCCCTCAAAGAGTTGCCCTGTCTATCGCCCAAACTTGACCGAAATAGCGGCAGCAGCGTAGTCTTTAACCCATGGCACACAAACACATAGAGGACCAACGGTCCTACCATAAGGCCTACTACTGGGCGCACAGAGACAAGCGGCTAGCAGAAGCGGCCGCCTACTACTGCGAACACAAGAACGACCCTGCCTTCAAAGATCGAAGAAGGCTGTACGCGCAGCGCTACCGGCTACGGAAGAAGTTCGGCCGCTAACCAGTGTGACATGTCACACTACTGACCTCTGACCCAGGGGGAGGATGGACCGTAGCCGACGAGCAGGGTGGCAAGCACCCAGGCGGACAGCCCGAACGCGATCAGGTCAAGTTCTGGTTGGCCGAACACGGTCTGGTTGAACCCTGCGAGCAGGAACAGAAAGAACGCGAGAGCACGCAAAACTAGGCTGACCATAACTTCTCCCTACCGTTGGTCGTTTTCCCACATGATGAAGTAGTTCTGGGACCATTCGTGCCGTTGCTTGTCGTCTCTGCCCAGGTAGATGGGCGACTGTTGGGCGCGGATCAGATGGAAGATCGCTCCACCGGGGTTGAGGGTGGTCTCCACGACGCCTTGCAGCGCCTTGAAGATCCCCTCAACCATGGTGTTTCCAGCCAGGTAGCCCTGCATCCCGGAGCGGGCGCGCACTTGGATGACAGGCTGGTCGAGCTTTGATTCTGGTCCCCCTCCTCCGGTCAGCACCATGATCGGCGGTAGCCCTCCCCGTTCAATGATGGCTGCCGCGAAGTCGGGGGAGTCTGGAAGCAGAGACGAGAACAGGTTGATCGTCCCTGCCTGGTTGAAGTTCAGGCTCAGCCCTTGCCCTTGCAGGTAGGTGCAGATTTCGTCGCCGAGCGACAGACTCATTCGGGGCTGGCCGTGTCGAAGATGAGCGGCACACCAGAAACGATGTCCATGAACGGGATGAAGCCCTTGCCGCTGCCGAGCAGCATCGCTTTGATCTTGTTGGCCATCACCGGCTGCAGCCGCCACGCGTGTTCCAGCACCGGGTCTTCGAGGAACTTCGCTTTGGTGGGCGGCTCGTGTTCGTGTTCCATGATTTCGTGGACTGGGACGACGTAGCCGGAGGCGGGCAGTTTCCGTACCGGGTTGATCTCGTCGCCGAACCCGTAGCCCATGACGATCTCGACTTCGCCTTCGACTGTTTCTGACATGACGAACCGGGCAGACCGTTTGGCTGTGCCGGTGTCGACGGGTATCTCCATCAGGGACTGGTCCATGATGTCTTGGGCTACGGCTGCGAGCCCGTCGATCATGCCGATCTCCATGCGCATCCCGGCGTTCTCGAACGGACCGAACTTCTGTTCTGTTCGGCCGAAGCGGACGCCGCCGGACGGCCTCCGCACCATCGGCTGCCCTGCGTTTACGTAGCGGACAACAGGGTCAGCCATCAGGTGGCCACCACGATCAGCCACGGGTTGGCGTTATCGAACGGCGGTCCGATCAGCGTGTTGATGCTGGTCGGTTGTTCCGAGAACCCTTCGTCGCCGACGGCGTTGATCATCGTCAGCCGGTCCCACAAAGTGAACTGTTCGGCTTTGCAGTCGTCGCCGGAGAAGAACAGGTCGAAGTCAGGGTCGCCGGTTGTTTCGTCGGCCTTACGGATCGCCTCGACGCCGCCCTGCATCATGCCGTGCGCTTCCCGGTAGCAGCGGAGTATCTGGGCGGGAGCGTAGATCGGTTCGCCGTGGCCGTCGAACCCCTGCCATGACTCCCACTTGACGCGGGC